CGTGTTCGCGTGATACCCTGGGTTTCAGGTCACACCGCTATGTCTTCTCTGTTCAGCGGCAGGTCGCCAAGTCCTCAGATGACGCTCTCCCAGCGAACGCTGGCGCAGGCGTCTCTTCTTCCTCCTCCGCCTGCGAAGCTTCCTGCCGCGCCTCTTCCCACCTCAGCGAAGACAAGTCCCGCGAGGTCCGGACCCAAGACCGCTGCCAAGCGTAGGTCCCTCGCGGCGCAATCTCTCCTACCTTCTGCCCCCTCCCGCCAGTAACCTCGCCCGAGGTTCTCCATCGAAGCTCCAGTCGCTCAGCGATTGGTCCGCGAATACGAGAGCGCCAAGTCCTCTCGAACGAATTTTGAGTCCCACTGGAACGAAATCGCCGAGCGATTCTTCCCGTCCCACAGCCAGACCTTCCTCGGCGCCGGACAGACTCAAGGGAACAAGCGGACCGACAAGATCCTCGACAGTACCGCCCCGATTGCTCTCGGTCGGTTCGGTTCTATCTTGGACTCTCTCCTGACCCCTCGGAATCAGCGCTGGCATCGTCTCAAAGCCAGCAACCCCGAACTGAACGACGTTTACGAAGTACGCGACTGGTTCGACGCCGTCACGGACCGGCTGTTCCAGTACCGCTACTCCCCCAGCGCGAACTTCGCTTCCCAGAATCAGCAGCAGTACATCTCGCTCGGGGCCTACGGAACTGGTGCGATGTTCATCGACGAACTCGCCGGCGCAAAAGGCTTGAGATACCGAAACATCCACCTCTCCGAGGTCTACTTCCTTGAGAACCACCAGGGCCTGATCGATACGGCGTATCGTCCCTTCAAGCTGACCGCACGCCAAGCGGCCCAGAAGTTCGATACGAAAACCAAGCGCAAAGGCTCGAAGACCTTTCCGCTCCCTGAGAAGCTGGCCAAAGCGGCGAAGGAAACCCCCGACAAGGAATTTGAGTTCCTGCACGTCGTCAAGCCGCGAACCGACCGAAATGTCGAGCTCCGTGGCTTCAAGGGAATGGCCTTCTCGTCGCATTACCTCTGTCTCGACAGCGGCCCGTCCATCCTCTCCGAAGGTGGCTACACGACCTTCCCGTACGCCATCTCCCGCTGGATCCAAGCGCCGGGCGAGACCTACGGTCGAAGCCCTGCGATGGACGTCCTGCCCGCGGTGAAGACGCTCAACGAGATGAAGCGGACCCTGCTCAAGGCGGGGCACCGCGCCGTGGATCCGGTCCTCCTGGCGCACGACGACGGCATCCTGAGCAACTTTTCGATGCGCCCCGGCGACATCAACTTCGGTGGAGTATCCGCGGACGGCAGGCCGCTGGTCCAGCCGCTGCCCATCGGCAAGGTCGAGATGGCCCTGGAGCTGATGGACGCGGAGAGAATGCCGATCAACGACGCGTTCCTCGTCACTCTGTTCCAGATCTTGATCGAGACGCCGACGATGACGGCGACCGAGGTGCTGGAACGGACCCGCGAAAAGGGGATCCTCCTGGCGCCAACTGTGGGGCGACAGGCGGACGAGTACCTGGGCCCGATGATTGAACGCGAGGTGAATCTTCTCGCATCTCAAGGGCTTTTGCCCCCGATGCCCGAAGCCCTCAGAGAGGCCGAAGGCGAGTTCAAGATCGAGTTCGACTCGCCCCTCTCGAGAGCTCAGCGCGCTGAAGAGGCCGCCGGTTTCTTCCGCACGATCGACAAGGCCATCGAGATCGCTGGCGTCACGATGGATATGTCCCTGCTCGACAACTATGACCTGGACGCTGCTCTTCGTGAGATCGCCGACATTCAGGGTGTTCCGTCCCGCTGGCTGCAGAAGCCTGACGCTATCGCGGCGGCCCGGGAGCAACGAGCACAACAGCAAGCGCTGCAGACTGCGATTCAAGCGGCTCCCGGCGCTGCGGCCGTAATGAAGGCCGACGCGGCAGCTAGGGAGGCGAACGCTAAGAGTGCTCCGTAACTTCGTCTCCGCCTCGTTCGAAAAGCTCAAGACGTACCTCTCCGACCGGCAGCGGGCGTATCAGCTCACGTTCTCCCAGGAGCACGCCAAGGCTGTTCTCGAAGACTTGGCCAAGTTCTGCCGAGCGAACCAATCCACCTTCCACCAGGACGCGCGGATTCACGCAGTCCTGGAGGGGCGACGAGAGGTCTATCTCCGAATCAAGGAGCACCTGGACCTGAGCCCTGAATCTTTCCTCGCGAGATACGGAGGACCTGGTGAGTGAAGCGACTTCTTCTGTCCCTGGCGCTGGCGGTTCTGATCAGGCGGGCGCACCTGCAACTGACTGGACGGCCAGCCTTGACCCTCAGCTACGAGGTTACGTGGCCAACAAGGGATGGAAAGACCCCGGAGGGCTCGTCGAAGGTTACCGCAACCTTGAGTCTCTGATGGGCGCCCCGAGCGACCAGATCCTCAGGCTTCCGAAAGCTGGCGACACGAACGCCGAACGCGCCCTGTGGACACGCCTAGGCGCCCCGCAGGACCCGAAGGGCTACGACTTCAAGACCCCTGAAGGTGGGAACGAAGCCTTTACGGAAGCTGCGGCGAAGTGGTTCCACGAGGCAGGCACTCCGAAGGCCCAGGCCCAGGCCATTCTGAGCAAGTTCAACGAGCACCTGGCCGCACAGATCCAGGAGCAGGCGACTGCGGAAGCTGCTGCGAAGAAGGAAGCGCAAGACGCCCTCAAGTCGAAGTGGGGCGCTGCGTACGAGCAGAACCTCAGCCGCGGTCAGAAAGCCGCTGCGGAGTTCGGCGTGACCGATGAGCAGCTGGCCGTCCTCGAGAAGACCCTCGGCTACGAGTCCGTGATGGAGCTCTTCTCCAACGTCGGGTCTCGTTTCGGCGAGGACAGCTTCGAAACCCCCGACGGCCCCCGCACCCCCGGCTTCGGAGAGCACCTCACCCCGCAGCAGGCGTCCGATCGCCTGGAAGCACTGAGCAAGGACAGCGCCTGGCTCCAGAGGTTCGCGACGGGCGACGCAGAAGCCGCCCAGGAAATGGAACGGCTGCACTTCTACAAGTTCCCGCCAACCAAGGACGGTGCGGCGTAATGGAACGTGAAGAAGTTCGGCTGAAGCTGCTGGAACTCGTGTGGTCTCCGGCGGTGATGTATCCCGACGAAGCAGCGATTCGCTGCGCCAAGAAGCTCGAGGAGTACGTCTTCTCGAGCCCCACCAACGATAAGTCCTCGGCGCCCGCTGAGGCCTCCGACGCTCCCCGCGTCGGAGCAGAAGACGAAATCGTCACGGCCCCGACCCTTCGCAACGAGCCGGTGGACAAGCCCGCGGTGGCCCCACGTAACGCTCGCCGGCGGTAGGCGGACAAGCCCATCGATCGTCGCTAACGCACGACTTTCTTTGAGGTTCTCCAATGTCCGCTAATCTCGAAACCCACAGGGTACAGCAGTTCGCCACCACGGTCGAACTCCTCCTGCAGCAGAAGGGCAGCAAGCTGGCGAACTTCGTCACTCGCGGCTCCTACGTCGGCAAGCAGGCTTCTCCCGTCGATCAGTTCGGCGCGATCGAAGCGTCCGCCGTCACTGGCCGTTTCCAGCCCATCACCCGGACCGATGCGTCCACCGACAGGCGCTGGGTCTTCCCGTCGGACTTCGACGTGATGCAGCAGATCGACACCTTCGATCGTCTGCGCACCATCAACGACCCGAAGGGTCTGTACGTCCAGAACGCCCTGTACGCGATGGGGCGCAAGATGGACGACGTCATCATCGCGGCTGCGACTGGTGACGCGAAGACCGGCGAATCGGCCGGCACGACCACCACGTTCTCCACGACCGCGACCACCTCCGGTGGGAACCGCGTCGCCGTGGACTTCGGTGCCTCCGGTAACGTCGGCCTCACCGTCTTCAAGCTCCGTGAGGCGAAGATGCGCCTGATGGCCAACCAGGTGGATCTCGACAACGATCAGCTCATCTGCGTGATCTCGGCCAAGCAGCACGACGATCTTCTGGCCCAGGTGCAGGTAATCTCGTCTGACTTCAACGGCCACGAGCGGCCGGTCCTGATGGACGGCAAGGTCTCCCGGTTCCTCGGCATTGACTTCGTGCACAGCGAGCGCCTCGCGACCACCAGCTCCCACCGGCGCTGCCTCATCTTCGCGAAGAGCGGGATGCACCTCGGCCAGTGGAACGGCTTCACCTCCGACGTGAGCCAGCGGAAGGACATCAAGGGCCTCCCGTGGCAGTGCTACCTGTACGCGACCTTCGGCGCCACCCGACTCGAGGAAAAAAAGGTTTTCGAGATTCTCTGCGCCGAGTAGGCCATCTAGTGGCCCTTTAAGCGCCCTCGTCCTGGGGGCGCATCTCCTCCCCTAATCTCACCCCCTCTCAAGGAGACTCACAGATGGCAGTCGCCAACACCAAGTCCACTGCGATCACCAACGCTGATGCAGCGAGCGATCGTTCTTTCACCAACAGCTGGCTCGAGAAGAGCCCGGTTTACTGCAGCGTCGGAACCGTCGAGGTCGCTGCGGGCGATGACGATGGATCGGTCTACCGGTTCGTCCGTCTCCCTTCCAGCGCCAAGATCCTGGAGATCTACCGGTACAACGACGCGATAACCGGCGGGACCGTGTACGACTTCGGGACCTACGAGACCGCTGCGAACGGCGGGGCCGCGAAGGACGCAGATGTTTTTGCGACCAACGTCGACATTTCGGCGGGCACGGTGGTTCCCGTTTCCGTTCTCTACGAAGCGCTCAACATCGACAAGATCGAGAAGCGCCTGTGGGAGATGAACGGTGACACGACCGACCCTCGGCGCGACTACGACATCTGCGCCACTGGCGACACCGTGGGTACGGGCGCCGGAACCATCTCGATCGCCGTCTACTGGACCGAGTAACCGACACTTCGCCCTCGCAAGAGGGCTTCTCGTTGCTGGGTAGCTCAGTTGGCAGAGCGCCGGCCTGATATGCCGGAGGGCGCAGGTTCGATCCCTGTCCCAGCTACTAGGAGATTCAATGGCCACCAGACGCTACGGCCTCAGCAAAGGCCAGACCAAGAAGGACGTCACCGAAGCCGCGGGCGCTGCGGTTGACTCCGATTCCGTGGAGCTCACGTTCGATCTGGCCGCGGGGCTGAGTCAGAACGAACTGCTCATCCTCATCGACGAGATCAAGGCTCACATCCTCGAAGACATCTTCCCTCCGGCGTAACGGACGAATAGGAGATCCCAGTGGCTGAGATTCAACCCCAGGGTGGCTTCATCGCCGCTGGGTACGATTCGAACGATAAGCCGGCCAACCTGCAGATGAGCTCGACCGGCGCCCTTCAAGTCGTCGGAGAGGTCGCTTCGTACGCCAAGGTCGAAGCTGACGGTGTGGTCAAGGGATCCGCAGGGACCCTGTACGGCCTCGTCTGCATCGCGTCCAACTCCGGGACGATCATCCTCTACAACCACGCCTCGACCGCATCGGGCGACAAGCTCTTCGAGAAAGCCCTGACCGCTGGCGACGTCGTGCACTTCGGCGGCGTCGGGATCGCGGCGACCAACGGTATCTACGCCGACGTCGGTGGGACTTCCATCACGGTCAACGTCCTCTACAAGTAACGCCTCTCCGGCAGCGCCCTAGCGGGCGCGCATCTCGTTTCACTCGATGGCAGCAGAAGTCGACATCTGTAACCGCGCGCTTCAGAAGCTGGGCGCACAGCTCCTCACGTCTCTCAGTGACGACTCGAGGAACGCCCGGTCTTGCAACGCCGCGTACTCAACGGTCCGCGACGAAGAGCTCGCGGCCAACCCCTGGTCCTTCGCGATCAAGAGGGCCTCGATTGCGGCAGACGCTGTGCTCCCCACCTGGGGCCGCACGTACAGCTACACGCTCCCCGCCGACTTCCTGCGCCTCCTCCCGCGCTATCCGGAGGACGACCCCGACGCAGTCGACTGGATCATCGAGGGCTCCAAGATCCTGACCGACGATAGCGCGCCGCTGCAGATCCGCTACATCGCTCAGATCACCGACACGACCGCGATGCCCTCTCTGTTCCGCGAGGTCTTGGCCGCAAAACTCGCAGTCGAACTCTGCGAGGATCTCACCCAGTCCAACAGCAATAAGCAGTTCCTCCTGGCCGAGTACGAGCAAGCCGTCCGCCGGGCAAAGATGCTGAACGCGATCCAGAAGGTCCCGCAGGCGGCCTTCGAGTCTTCGTGGATCTCTGAGCGCGAAGACGGATCCGGGAAGTGGTGGCTGTAATGGCCAAAGCGGCGCCACTTCAGGCCGACTTCAGCGGCGGCGAGATCTCCCCCGACCTGCACGCCCGCGTCGACACTGATCTCTACCGCAAGTCGCTCGAGACCTGCAAGAACTTCATCCCCCTCCAGAAAGGGGCGGTAACGAAACGCCCCGGCACGAAGCATCTTTACGCCCTCGCCGCCTCTTCAGAGCAACACAAGCTCTTTCCGGTCTACGACTTCGGCGGCGACAAGTGGGTGTTCGCCTGGCCCAGCGCCTCGAGCGTCGCGGTCTATAAAAACGACGTGGCGAACACCACCAGGGCTAATCCCCTCGCCTCGTGCTCGCCTGCCGCCACGTTCTCTTCGCTTCAGCACGCTCGCTATGGCTGTCTGAGCGCGTTCTGCGTTGAGCGTCCCATCTTGCCCGGATCCTCTAATGACGAGGGCGTGATGGTTATATCGTGGCGCGGCAGCTCCTTCAGCACCCCCGGTACCGTTTGGTATAGTTTCTGGGACGGCCCTTACTTCCGGGGGCGCGAGCCGGAGAGCGCCGCGACGCTGACTCCGAACAACGTGAACGCCACCCAGTTCACCTTGTCTACCGCCTCGGCGGTTAACGGAAGCAGTTACGTTCTTCCGGGGGTGTCGGGCGGATTCCAAACGACCGATGTGAACCGCTGCTTTCGGTTCCGAGACAGGTCATACCGGATCGGCGTCCGGAACTCCACCACGTCCGTTACCGTAACGCAGATCGTAGGCACTGCTCTTCCCGACACTACGGCCAGCACCGACTGGGAAATGGGGGCTTTCGGCGCATCAACCGGGTGGCCGACCTGCGCAACGTTTCACGAGGGGCGTTTGTGGCTCTCCGGTCATCCTCTGTTTCCGAATAGGCTGTTCGGGAGCATCCTGCTGCCCGACGGGGTCGAAGTTTACCGGCCGTTCCAAACCGGGGCTGTTGGAGACTCCAGCGACCGCGCGTTCTCGCCGAGTGCGATCAATACCGGAACGGTAGCGGACAACTACGCCATCACCTTCGACCTGGACACAGATGCCGCGGTAAAGTGGCTTGCTTCGGACGAGCGCGGCCTCTTGGTCGGCCTCGACGGCGAAGAGTGGCTGGTGACCGGCGGAGACTCCGGACTATCACCGACGAACGTGGACGCCAGGCGGATCTCGTCGTACGGTTCGTCCGCAGTCGTGCCGGCACGTCGCGGAAAGTCCTTCTACTTTGCCCAGTCCTCGAAGGATCGAGTGTTCGACCTCGGCTACTATTTCGACGTCGATGGCGTCGAGGCCCTTGAGGTTTCTGAGCAGGCCCAGCACCTGCTGGTCGGCAAGGTCTCGGAGCTCGAAGCGATGCGCGCCCCCCATCCGATCCTGTGGTCGACTCTCGAAGACGGATCGCTTGTGGGCCTGACGCACGTGAAGGAACGGGGTAACTGGCGCGCTGGGTGGCATCAGCACGTCCTGGGCGGCCAGTCCGACGCCGCCGGGACCGCTCCCGTCATCGAGAGCCTGATGTTCCAGGAGACCTCTTCGGGCGCCACGATCTACGCGGTCGTCAAGCGACTGATCAACGGATCGACCGTGCGCTACGTGGAGCGCCTCAACTACTTCCCGACTGCAGCGACTCTTCAAGAAGATCACATCTTCGTCGACTCCAGCGTCACGTACGACGACCCCAAAACCATCAGCGCCATAACAAACGCTAATCCCGGCGTCGTGACCTGCAACAGCCACGGCTTCGCCAACGGCGACCTGGTGATCCTCCGATCGATCAAGGGCGCCATTGGTACCTCGCTCAACGGCAACACTTACACAGTTGCTGGTGCGACAGCTAATGCGTTCCAGCTCAGCGGCACGAACACCACCAGTATGGGCGCGTACGTCTCTGGAGGCGCCGCCCGAAAGAAGGTCACGACCGTCAGCGGCCTCTCGCATCTCGAAGGCCAGACCGTGGCCGTGTTCGGCGATGGGGCCGCGCAAGCTAATAGGGTCGTCTCGGGCGGTGCCATTACTCTAGCGACTGCCGCCGCTACGGTGCAAGTAGGTTTGCCTTTCACTGCGGACTTGAAGCTCCTTCCGTTCGAAGCGGGCGCTGCGGACGGCACGGCCCTCGGGAAGACTCGCCGCATCCACCGCGCCGGCTTCCGCTTCTATCGCACCCTGGGCGTCGAGGTCGGCACGTCCTTCTCGCGCCTCGACCCCGTGGACTTCCGCCTGGCCTCGAACCCGAATGCGTACGTGCCGCTCTTCACCGGCCTCAAGTCGATGACGTTGGACGCGGACTACGACGAGAACAACCAGATCTGCATCCGATCGGAGCAACCGACGCCGGTCACCATCCTTGCGGTGGCCCCTCAGATGGTCACGCAGGATCGATGATTCAAGTCACAAAGTTCCACCCCGCCTACTGCTGGCCCCTCCTGCAGCACGACCCCTTCGGCTCGTTCGCCCAGGAGGAGGCGATTGAGCGAATGGCCGACTCGCCGTACGCCATCGCGATCCTCGGGGACGACAAGGTCGTTGCCTGTGCGGGTGTCGTCGAGCACTGGCCGGGACGAGGAGAAGCCTGGTCGATGTGGCACCCCGAAGCGACGTTCTGTGAGCGGGTCGCGGGGATCCGTGCAATCAAGCGGAACCTGGATGCGTGCCCTCTGCGACGTGTGGAGTCGACCGTGCAGATCGACAACGAAGCCGGCCACAGGCTGAGTCTCCTCTTGGGCTTCGAGGAGGAGTGCCGGCTGATGCGTCACTACCTGCCGAACGGGATGTGCGCAACGCTCTACGTGAGGTTGAAGAAGAATGGCTAGCAGTGTGGTGGCGATGGTCGGTGCGGTCGGCGCGATCGTTTCGGGCATCGCGTCCGCTTCGAACACCAGGGCGCAGGGACGTGCGCAGGCGAGCCAGTACAACGCGGACGCGCAGGCTGCGGATCTCAACGCCCAGCGCGCCCGCAGGGATGCACAGCTCTCCCAGCAGGTGGCCTCTGAGAACGCCGCGTACGTGAGGCAGGACGCGACCGAAAACGCCAGGCGCCAAGGCGTCATAAACACGAAGGCGCTCGGCTCCATCCGCCTCGGCTACGCAGCCGGCGGGGTCCGACAGGCCGGATCCGCACTGGATGTCCTCGAAGAATCCCAGGCGGCCGGTGAGCTTCAAGTCCTCCAGATCCTTCGCGAGGGCCAGATGCGCGCTCGCAACATCGAGCTCCAAGGACAGCGTGAGGTCGAAGGCTACAGGTCCGACGCGCAGCTGAACACGATGCGGGCCGCAAACTCTCGAAACGCCGCAACTACCACGATGCGGGACGCGAACCGTGCGGCGAGCGCTCAGTTGCTCCTGGCCCCCTTCAATGCCGTGACGTCCTATTCGACCCTGAGGAGGGCGTAACGTGCCGAGGATTCACGAGATCGTTGCGGCTCCGAACGTCAACACTCCTCTCCGTGGTCCGCAGACTTCGCTCGGCCGCCAGGCTACGGCCGAGGACGTCGGCTACGACATCGCCCCATCGGACGCTGTCCCCCGCGCTATCGACCAGCTGGCCAGGGGGCTCACCGAGACCTTCGCGATCGCTGCAAAGAACAAGCGTGCCGCAGACCTGGGAGTCGCGAAGTCTAATGCGGCCCTTGAGCTTCAGCAGTTCAGCTTCGAGCTCAACAACGGCAGCGTCGGACAGGACGGTGTCCGCCGCCCGCCTGCACGTCCCGAAGAGGCTCCTCGTCTCTATCAGGAAAAGGTCCGTGAGATCCAGGAACGATATAAGGGCCAGCTGGACGGTGGGAGCTTCGGCCTGTGGGACGAGGACTTCCAGAAGGTCGCCCAGCTCCAGGGCTTCGACGTGCAGAAGCGCTCGATCGAAGCGCTCCAGGGCGAAGAGCGGGCGGCACTGGACGTGACGATCGACACGCACGCCACAGCTGCTGCAAACGCTCCGGATCTCCTTCGTCCTCGATTGCTCGACCAGGGGCAGCTCGCCATCCAGGACGCAGAGGATCGAGGCACGCTGACTCCTGAAGAGGCCCTTGCGAAACGTCGCCAGTTCCAGGAGCTCGTCGTCCGTGCCGAGATCACGCGCGCCATTCGGGAGGACGCGGAGAACGCGTACAACATCCTCCTGGCGGGCCCGCTCGAGGGGCTGAACGTCAAGGAGCAGGAGGAGCTGACGACCGAGGCGTACAACGCGATGGTGCGCCAGGATCGAGAAGCGGTGGCCGCGGAGAACGCCCGGCTCCAGCTCGATGAGAATCGGCTGAAGCTCCGTAGGGGCGAATTCACGAAGGCGCTGGCGAACAAGAAGCGGGAAGGCACGCTCACCGCCCAGTACGTGATCGACAACGAATACCTGATCGAGCCACAGCACTACTCTGGCTGGCTCGAAGAGGCGCAGCGCGACGAAGCGTTCGAGAATGAACTAACCAGGGCCGCGGAGGAGGTCAACAGCCAGCAGGAGGCCGAGGACGTCTTCGCGAAGGCGACGGAAGGCGCAGAGACCGGCAGGGTCGACAGAGCCGTGGCGCGCAACGTGGTTGAGAAAGCCTTCGGTAGAACTCGCGAGACGCCTCGCTACGTCAAGACCGATCTGAACCGCGAGCTCCGGATGGGGACTCTCGAGTACGAGAAGCTCGACAAGCTCTACGCGGATCGGCAGCTGTCCGACAGCGACTACGAGAAGTACACGAAGGACATCGACACTCTTCGCAAGAACCCGCTCGATCCGATCCTGAAGACCGAGCAGGCCCTCACCGCCCGCTTCTTCGACGAGTTCAACTCGACGACCCCGCAGTCCGAAGCTGCCGCCCAGGAGTTCACCTTTGAGGTGGAGGACTTCCTCGCCAAGCACAAGCGAAAGCCGAACTCGAAGGAACTTCTGGAGCTTTCCGACGACGTCTTCCGCCGGCAGTGGAACGAAGACACCCGCTCCATTCTTCCTCGGCTCTTCGACGGAGATCCGGCAAATCCCACCCCGGCCGACATTCAGGCCACCGGGAAGAAGCTGATGCCGGAGCTGCTCAAGATGAGTCCCGAAGCGGGCCGCAGAGAGCTCCACCGGCTTCGCGTCCTCCAACAGATCGCAGAGTCCAAGCGTAACCCGACGAGTGCGAAGAGCCAGTAAATGGACAACGACATCGACAACGTCCAGCAGCAGTACCTAAAGCACCGCGAAGACTCTGCGCTCCGATCGAGCGTGGAGAGTCTGTACGGGGACGACGCGGCCGGCATCCTCAGCATCGGCTTCCAGCCCGCAGTGGTCGAAGAGGACTCCGAGATCGAGATTGCGCCAGCTGGCGAGACCGTTGAGCCCGCGACGGGCGACGAGCTCGAAAGGATTCCGTTCGACATCGCCCGGGACGTGTTCGGCGGGATCGTCGAGACGCCGCTGCGCTCCATTCCCACTGGCGCGCTGCGCTCGATCCGGAACTCACTCCGCCTGGCCGACAAGGTCGGCTCGGCGATTGTGAGGACCCTGCCCGACAGCTGGCAGGACAAGGAAGCCCTGGCCCGCAGTGACGCGCGGCCCCTCGGCTCGGCGATCCCGGAGGAGGGACCGCTTGGAGCCCCTAAGACCGCAACGGGCAACCTGACGGCAGGCATCGCACAGTTCGTGACGCTCTACGGGGCGACGGGAGCTATCCAGCCCCTTCGCGCCCTTGCCGGCCTCGGGACTGCTGGCCGCGTCGGATCGGCTGTTCTTCGCGGAGGGACCGCGGACTTCGTAGGATCTCATCCTCACGAAGAGCGCCTGTCCAACCTGGTCCTCAAGCTGAGCGAAGAGTACCCAGTCTTGAAGCGCCCGATCTTCGATGCCCTGGCTGCGAAAGATACGGACGGCGAGGTCCAGGGCAGACTCAAGGCTGCGCTCGAAGGCTTCGGCCTGGGTGCGATGTCCGATGCGTTCTTCTGGTCCCTTCGCGGCGTGGCGCACCTCAGAGACGCCCGCGCGAAGGTTAAGACCTCAGCGACCGCCAAGCCCTCGACGATCCCGGGGATTGATCCCGCGCGCATCGACGAGCTCCTGGGCGGTCGGGCGGACGATGATTTTATTCTCACGAAGAAGGATCTCGTGCAGAAGCTCGATGCGGCTGCCGAGGGAATGGCTTCGACGAAGCAGCAGAAGGCAGCAGCTTCGAAGAAAGCTAAGGTCGCTTCGGTCGACAAG